ATTGGTATGCAAGCTATGAAAGCAAATACAACCGCAGATAACAACACAGCAGTTGGTTATAGAGTTTTATATGCAAATACTACAGGTACTCAAAATACCGCAGTTGGTGCTTTAGCTGGAGATGCAATTACTACAGGAGCAGAAAACACAGCAGTTGGTTATGCTGCTTTAACAACTGCAACCACAGCAAGTAATAATACTGCTATAGGTAGAGCAACATTAAATGAAAATAGTTCAGGAGCTAGTAATACAGCTGTTGGACATGATGCTTTAGAATCAAACACCACCGCTTCTAACAATACAGCAGTAGGTGCAGAAGCTTTAACAGCAAACACTACAGGAGAAGGAAATACCTGTATTGGTTCTTTATCTTTAGATGCTAATACTACAGGTGATTTGAATACAGCACTTGGTTATAATGCTTTAAGTGCCAACACCACAGCAGATGCAAATACTGCTGTCGGTAATGCAGCATTAGGTTCTTGTACTACAGGTCAACAAAATACAGCCGTAGGTAGTAATTGTATAGATTCTTTAACTACTGGAGAAGGAAATGTTGCAGTAGGTTATAACAACGATGTTGATTCAGGAGATAGATTAAGAAGTTTTGGTATAGGAATAAATTTATCACTAGCAACTAACAACTCTGTTAAAATAGGTAATGCAGGAACAAATATCCAATGTGATTGGGGTGGTGGTGCTACTTGGAGTCATAGTTCTGATGAAAGGTTAAAAAATAATATACAAGATAGTTCTCTAGGTTTAGATTTTATTAATGATTTAAGACCTGTAACTTATAACTGGAAAGAACAAAAAGATGTACTAGAAGAAATAAGAGATGAATCAGAAAAAGATACTAAGAGTTTACAACATGGTTTAGTAGCACAAGAAGTAAAAGCTACATTAAATAAACTGGGAGTAAATGAATTTTCTGGTTGGTCAGAAGGAGAAGATAGCATACAAAGAATTAGTGAAAGTATGTATGTATTCCCATTGATTAAAGCAGTACAAGAACTTTCTACGCAAGTAGAAGAATTAAAAGCTAAATTAAACGAAGGAGAATAATATGGCACAAACAGTAGCAGAATGTTTAACAGCAGGAATGGATAGCGTAACATTAATTAATAGTATTAATACAGATGCTTCAGCAGAAAGCAAAGTTGAAGGAATGACACAAGCTGAAATAAATGTAATGGTACAAAAAAATGTAGACCACTTAGAAATTATTTTAGCGTATGATGGAACTGATGATTTACCAAATATAACAGGCTCATCAAGTAGTAAAAAAACTGATTGCACAAATGCTATTACTACAGGTAAAGCATATATATCAGCTAACAGTTAATTATGTCTACGCAAGAACCAGTAGTAATGATTGATGATCAAGAAATAAAAGTTTCTGATCTGTCAGCAGAACAACAATATTTTCATCAACAAATATTAGATCTAACCAATAAACAAAAACGTATACAATTTGAGCTTGACCAAATCAACGCCAGTTTAAGTGTGTTTCAAAACGCATTTATAGAGTCTGCTAAACAAAAAGCAGATGAAGTTTTAAATAATCCAGAGGAGGATAACAAATGATTGTAGAAATTATTATGTGGGTAACAGCTATTGTTACAATAAGCAGTCTTGTAGCTGCTAGTACACCAACACCAAAGGATGATGTTTGGATTGGTAAATTATATAAACTTATTGATATGTTAGCTTTGAACATAGGCAAAGCAAAGGATAAATCATGAGTTGGTGGAGTAATTTAGTAGATAAAATAACTGGCACTAAAAGAGTTGAAGTTAGGGCTAGAAACAAAAAAGGTCATTACGTAGCTGACGATAAATCAACACCAGATGTTAATGAAGCTTATACAACTAAAAGAGTTAAGAACGATAAGTAATGGCAAAATCTCCTGATGCGTTTGTTTACAATGCTACATTAGAACGAATTGTAGATGGAGATACTTTTGATTGCTGTCTTGATCTTGGTTTTGATGTAAAGCTACATAAACAACGTGTTAGACTTGCAGGTATAGATACTCCAGAAAGCAGAACGCGTGATCTTGCAGAAAAAAAACTAGGCCTAGCTGCAAAAGAAAGATTAAAAGAATTATGCATAGGAAGTCTTAAAGTAAAATCTTTAGGTAAAGGCAAGTATGGCCGTATATTAGGCATACCTTACACAGAAGATGGTAGAGATATATGCCAAGTATTAATCAAAGAAGGGCACGCTGTAGAATATGATGGCGGAAAAAAAACTAAAATATGGGGTGATTACTAATGAACGAAGAAAAATTTAGCGGAGATATGAGTCGTAATGAGGTTGAGATAGACCTTAATAAATTTATGGCAATGGTTTCTGAGATTGGCGAACTGAAACAAAAGATTATGGAACTAGAAAATGAAAAAGAACCTGACAATCCATGGCAAAGTTGGATATGGTTTTCTAACATGATTGATGCTTGGAGAATATTTCCAAGAATGTTTTTAACAGTTTACATAGTTCTTCTTTATAAATGCACTATATGGTTTATGGCATTACCAGAACCAACATTTGAACAATCAGGTTTAATCTCAATAGTTGTAGGAGCAGGTGCAGCATGGTTTGGGCTATATGCAGGAACAGCTAAAGATAAAATAAATAGCAAATAATGGATGCTTTTGACCTTATTGAAAAGGTCGGATTACCTATAGCAAGCGGTTTAATAATGGGATATTTTATATTCCTAATTATGAAACAAATGATGACTGGTCTAGTTAATAAAATTAAAACCGTAGAAGGAATAGCCAAGATGCTTATTACTAGAGCATCAATAATGAATAACGATATGATTCGCATAGATACAAGCGTATCTAGTGCTTTAAACTTACCTCCTGATTTAGATAGAATAGCAAGAGCAGAAAACTTTGTAGAAGACGGAAAGATAGACGCTAGAAGAGACTAATGGACGTAGTGGCTCTTATAGAAAAGTTTGGTTTTGCTACTGTTATGGTTATAGGATTGGGGTATTTTGTTTATTACGTTTGGATAACAATTACTAAAACAGTTGAGCCTGCCGTAAGCGAAATGCAAAAAACTATAATAAGGCTTACCGATCAACTTCGCCTGTTAGACCAAGATATGATACGATTACAACAAAAAGTTAATACGGTTTTAGAATTAAATGAAAAGAAAAATAACACAAGAAGAAATCGAAAAAGATAATCTTATAAAAATTGTAGCCATAATAGGAACTATATTATTTATTGGTATTTTTGTTCAAAATGTTGTAGCAGATACTATAACTCATAAGTTTAAATCTCCTAGTTTTAATGGCATAGGAACATCCAGTCATTACCTCACTATAGAAAACCAACAATATACTCGTAAGCTTACGATTAAAGAAGAAATTAAAGCTTTACAAGAAGAAATAGAAAGAGAAAAAGAAAACTCTACTCTTGCAAGGTTTATGCGTAATCTTGAGTCTAGGGTTTACGCAGAATTATCAAGACAGTTAGTTAATAACTTATTCGGAGAAACACCGCAGAGCGAAGGTGTCATCACTTTAGAGGGCAATACGATTGAATATACAAGTGATGGTGTAACTTTAACACTAAAAATAACCGAGGCAGATGGTACAATCACTCAAATCGTTATCCCTATTGGTACTTTTACTTTCTAGTTGTTCTATATTTGATCAATTAGAAGATACATACGAACAAAGGTTTTCTGAAGACGTAGCAACAATTCAAGACCTGCAATCAGCAGAACTTAAAAATGTTCCTTTGCCAAAGATAAGCCCTGTGGTAGCTGTGTACCCTACCTCATTTTTAGACCAAACAGGGCAACGTAAAAGCAACAGTGAGTTTGCTTTGTTTAGCACAGCTATAACCCAACAACCTAATGCTTTACTTATAAGAGCTTTAAAACATGCAGGAGACGGTAAGTTTTTTAGGGTTGTAGAAAGAGTAGGCTTAGACAATCTTACTAAAGAACGACAACTTATAAGATCAGCAAGAGAACAATCGACCGATGAGGAAGAAAAGAAAAAAGCTTTAAGACCTTTATTATTTGCTGGTATTTTGATTGAAGGTGCAGTCATATCTTACGAAACAAATTTAGAAAGTGGTGGTGCAGGAGCCAGGTATTTAGGTATTGGTAAAAGTGTAATCTATCGAGAGGACAACATAACCATAAGTATGCGTATGGTGTCAGTTGCAACAGGCGAAGTTTTATTAGAAGTTCTAAGTCAAAAAACAATATTTAGTTATGGTAAATCAGAAGATGTATTTAGGTTTGTTGAAGCTGAAAGTCAGCTAGTAGAAATAGAACTAGGTAATGCAAGAAACGAATCATCAACGATAGCTGTAATGAAAGCTATAGAAGGAGGTGTGCTAGAAATCATTAATACTGGTTATGATCGTGGTTTCTGGATTTTACAAAATGATAACCAAGGAGTAGAATTAGATAATGAAGAAATTAAAATTGATGAGCCTGATTGTGATGCTGACTGCATCGACAATGTACGCGGCTGATAACGAAATATATGTAGATCAGTCTGGTACTGGTGCAAATATAGACCTAGAGCAACTAGGTATATCTAATATTATTGGCGGATTAAACTCAACTGCTGGCAGCGTTAATGCTTTTGATTTAGACGGAAATAGCATGACACTTGACATCAATATGATTGGTGCAACTAACAAATTTTTAGGTGATATAAACGCTGATAACTTTACTGGTTTATATAATTTTACTGGTGGCACTAATACATTTACCATTCAAGTAGATCCAACTAACACATATAGCTCAGATGGTTCTGATCACAACATAGCAGTCACAGGAAGTAGCAATACTTTTACTTTAAATCAAGGCACAACAGCATTAGCAGCTTCTCTTAATTTAGATTGGATTATTCAAGGCTCTAATAATACAGTTACATCGAATATTAATATTGATGGTGCTACAAACTATATGGATATAGATGGTTCTGACAACGCAGTTACTTATACAGGAACAGGTACAAATGCATCAGCAGGTGGGTATTTTTGGTTAGATCATACTGGTGGTTCAAGAGCATTTAATATTCAACAACTGAGTACCCAAGACAATGACTGGCTTAAAATTATATCCGTTTCTGGCACTTCTGCTTCTACTGTTTGTGTCATTCAAAACGACCAAGGTACAAGCACAAGCTGTTGATATAGGAGATATATCTGAGTTAAACGGTACGGCTCAAATTGTCAGAGACAAACCTTACGAAGCTGATTTAAAGTTTGCGATACAAAGCAATGATGAAGCCATAACCAAAGATGGCCGCATGGCTATTACTTTTCTTGATGATTCTACAGTAAAACTTACAGAACATAGTCAGCTACTTATTGATGAATACATATACGATCCAGATCCAAGCAAATCAAAAATGGCACTTACCTTTGGTCTTGGTACAGCTAGGTTTATTACAGGCAATCTAAACCGTATAGATAAACAAAACATAACTCTTAAAACACCAACAGCTAACATAGCAATACGTGGGACTGATTTTACGGCTACAGTTGATGAACTAGGGCGTAGCCTTATAATTTTGCTACCAGACGCTCTAGGGCTCTCTAGTGGAGAAATAGAGGTAGTTACTGCTATGGGAACAGTGGTGCTTAATAAACCTTATGAAGCTACCACAGTAAATGTATTTGAGTCTGCACCAACTAAACCAGTTATTTTAGATTTAACTCTTGATCTAATTGATAATATGTTAATTGTTACACCACCTAAAGAAGAAGCTGTAATTGAAGAAGAAACTACAAGAACACAAACAGATAGCGTATTAGATTTTAATGATCTTGATATAGATTATCTTGCAGAAGATTTTTTAAATGATGATTTAGAATTTACAGAATTAGATATTAATTATCTTGATGTAAATTATCTTGAAGACTTGTTAAATGTATTAGATGCACTAGCTGTAGCTGAAGATGAAGATCAATTAGCACAAGCGACTAGCACTCAAATTAGTGGTACTTCTCTAGGTAAAGATGCTGAAACGCAAATAACAACTTTAATAACAGGTAATTTAGTTAGTCTTAGAAGAGAAGTAAATGAAAGCGTAAGAGTAGATTTAGATGGTAGTAATGCTTATACAGTTATTTTGATTCAAGATGGTATTTCTAATATAATCAAAGTTAATGGAGGGGGTGACAGTGTTATCACTATCACTCAGAGTGATTAAATGAAACGACTATTATTACCTGTAGTTATAATACTATCTTTACCATTATTGTTTCAAACCACTCCAACAGAAATACTTAAATTAAAGGTGTTTGATGCTTTAATACAAACACCCCAAGAATCAGGTAATTTTGTTATACTTAATATAACAGAAGAAGATGTAGAGCGAGAAGGTGGTTATCCATTACCAAGACAAAGACTTGCAGAAATACAAATAGATTTAATTAATGAGGGTGCTGTAGGAGTAGGTTGGGTCATATCTTTTCCACAAGCAGACCGAATGGGTGGTGATGAAATGTTTGCAGAAGCATTAAGTTATTCACCTTCTGTAATAGCAATGTTTGAAGATGGTAAGGGTAATTTTCCTTTATCACCTGGAACAGTTGTCATGGGTAATGATAATGGTGGTATACTTAGTTTGGGAGTAAAGGAAAACCTACCTCTTTTATCCAATAACACTTTACAGGGTTTAGCCATTGCTCCCACTGATGTAGATCAACTTGTAAGAAGAATACCTCTTTTAGTAAAAACACCTAACAATGATTGGATTCCTAGTTTTGGAACGCAAATATATAAATCTTTATTTGATGTAAAAACTTACATTATAAAAACTAATGATAATGGTATAGAAGAAATATCAATAAGAGGAATACCACCCGTTAAAACAGATAGCCTTGGTCGTAAGTGGATTAGTTGGGTTGATACTCCACAAACAGATTTAAAAGAAATGGATGTTGCTGGCAAGTTTGTATTCGTAGGTGTTACTGCTAACGGGGTGATGCCGCAAATTTCCACGCCTGTCGGTTTGTTAGAACCACATAAAATACAAACAGCACTAGCAGAATCAATACTTATACAAGATAGTCCTTATATACCTGACTGGTCTTTAGCTGCTGAACTAATGATGCTTATTGTATTTGTTAGTTTGGTTTGGGTTGCACTTCATTACTTAGGAATTACTTGGGGTATTACTGTTGCAACCATGTTAATGATTACTACTGGCGGTTTAGGATATTACCTTATAAGTAAAGGGTTGTTGGTAGATGTATCTTGGACACTTATATCAGAGTTTATTTCAGGATCTATAGCTTTCTATTTAAGGTTTAGGCAACAATACAAACTGCGTCAACAGATCAAGAAACAGTTTGAACATTACCTTGATCCACGCCAAGTTAAAAAACTACAAGATGATCCTAGTTCTTTAGTGCTAGGTGGTGAACGTAGATACTGCACGTTTCTTTTTACTGATGTACGTGGGTTTACTGCTATGTCTGAAAAATTAGAACCTGAACAAGTTACAGAAATTATGAATCAAGCTCTTACAATACAAGCTAATGCAGTAAAAGAGTATGGTGGTATGGTTGATAAATATATAGGCGATGCAATGATGGCCATATTTAATGCACCTATAGACTTACCAAATCATGAAACCGCTGCGGTTTTTTGTGCAAAAGAAATACAAGAAAAAATAAAACAAGCTGATATTAATGTAGAAATAGGAGTAGGTGTTAATACTGGATACGCTGTTGTAGGCAATATGGGTAGCGATACAAGGTTTGATTACACAGCCATAGGTGATGCAGTAAACCTTGCGGCTAGACTTGAAAGCTCTACTAAGGAAGTTGGAGAAGATATTGTTATAGGTTATGATACTGTTAGTGCAAACAACTTTAACGATCAAATTGTTTTAAAAGAGTTGAAAAGCATTAAAGTTAAAGGAAAAGAAAAATCTGTAAATATTTATACAATTATATGACAACACCAAAAGAAGCATTATCTAAAATAGAAACACATGAAAAAGAATGTTCTATAAGATATTCAAATATAGAAAAAAGATTAGAAGATGGTGCAAAACGATTTGATAAACTAGAAAACATGATATGGGCAGTCTATCCATTTATTTTAGTTTCATTAGTTTTGTCCAGATTTGTTTAGTGAAAAAAAAACTTAAACAATTTTATAACTGGTTTCTTAGTCTATTTCAAACACGTTATAAAATAACAGTATCTTTTAATAAAGAGTATGGAGATACTGACGATAAAAGCTATATGTCAAAAAAAATACTTATTCAAAAAGAAAAACATCTTAAATTTAGAACTCTTGATAAAAAATTAATTGAATATAGAAGTTCTACAGGATTAAACTATATTATTGAGGAAGACGAATAATGCAACAAGTTTTAATAGGAATAATTATAGTGTTAGGGCTTGGTGGCTATTGGTTATATAACGAAAACGTAACCTTAAAAACTAACAATGTTAGTTTAGAAAAAGCTATAGCCACGCAAGAAGAAGCTATAAAAACTTTAGAAAATGACTTTGAACTACAAACACAACAAATGAATGAGTTATCTTTGAAAAGTCAAGCAGCACAAAGAGAACTAAACAGATATACACAGTTTATACAAAACTATGAATTATCTGCAAAAATACTTGCAGACCCTATAGAGATGCAGAGGAAAATAAATAATGGAACAAAACATATTATGGAGAACATCGAAGAAATCAGCGTTGTCGTTGATGATCTTGATGATGGCTTGCAGTTGCAGCCTAATTCCGACTAAACAAATAGAAGTTACAGCTAAACCTTTAGATAGGAAAATAGTGCAACCTGTTATGCCTAGAGAGATTAATCTACAAGAACCTATGTGGATTGTTGTTACTCCTGAAAACTTAGATGAACAACTAGCAATCATAGAAGAACAAGAGGGAGAGCTGGTATTTTTAGCTATGACAATACCTGATTACGAGGTTATGGCTTACAATATGCAAGAACTAAAGAGGTATATTAGTGAACTTAAAGACGTTGTTGTGTATTATAGAAAAGTTACTACAACTAAAAAGGAAGAATAATATGGATATTTCACAAGAAGGTTTATCTTTAATTAAAAAATTTGAAGGATGTGAGTTAGAAGCATATCGTTGTGCTGCAAATGTTTTAACAATAGGTTATGGCTCAACTAAAGGTGTTAAAGAGGGTGATACTATAACTCAAGAAGAAGCTGATAATTTGTTGTTGCATGAAATGAATGAATATGAAGGCTACATAAACGATATGGTAGAAGTAGATTTAGAACAAAATCAATTTGATGCTATGGTTTCATGGGTATTTAATTTAGGCCCAGCTAATTTGAAAGCATCTACATTGCTTAAAGTTTTAAATTCAAAAGATTATGACGGAGTGCCCATGCAAATTAAAAGATGGAATAAAGCTGCTGGTCAAGTAAAACAAGGTTTAATAAGAAGGAGAGAAGCAGAAGCCTTATTGTTTGAAGGCAAAGAATGGCATGAGGTTTAGTAATGCCATTAACTAAATTACAATTCAATCCAGGTATCAACAAAGAAATGACCGACCTTATGAGTAAAGGGGGTTGGACAGATAGTAATTTAGTTAGGTTTAGAAAAGGACTTCCAGAAAAAATAGGTGGTTGGGAAAAAGAAACTAGCTCTTCTTATTTAGGCACAGGCAGAGCACTGTTAGGTTGGGTTGCTTTAAGCTCAACTAAATATTTAGGACTTGGTACTACCTTTAAATACTATATTAAAGAAGGATCTGGTTTTGATGATGTTACTCCAATAAGATCAACTACAAGTGCGGGAGACGTAACATTTTCTGCAAGCAATGGCGATGCAACTATAACAGTTGCAGATACAGGGCATGGTGCTGTGCAAAATGATTTTGTTACATTTAGTGGGGCTGCAACGTTAGGAGGCAATATAACAGCAGCAGTTTTAAATCAAGAATATCAAATCGCAACCGTAATAAATGCGAATAGTTATACCATAGAGGCAAAAGATACATCTGGTTCTACAGTGACCGCAAACTCCTCAGATAGCGGTAATGGTGGTTCCTCTGTTGTAGGTACTTATCAAATAAATGTAGGACTAGATGTTTTTGTAGCATCAACAGGCTGGGGTGCTAGTACATGGGGTAGCGGTACTTGGGGTTCAGGTACATCAATAACAGAAACTGGACAGTTAAGATTGTGGTCACACGATGCTTTTGGAGAAGATTTAATTATAAATCCAAGAGCAGGCAGTATTTATTATTGGGATGAAACTAACGGAACTAGCACTAGAGCAGTTGAGTTAAGTAGTTTAAGTGGTGCTAATCTTGTACCAACTAGAGGATTACAAGTAATCGTAAGCGATATTGATAGGCATGTTATAGTTTTAGGTGCTGATCCTATTAGTGGTAGCTCAAGAACAGGAACTGTAGATCCTATGCTTATAGCGTTTTCAGATCAAGAAAGTGCAACTAACTGGGAGCCAACTGCTACTAATACAGCAGGTTCACTAAGACTATCGTCAGGATCACAAATAGTAGGTGGTCTAAGATCAAGACAAGAAATACTTATTTGGACTGATACATCTTTATATAGTATGCAGTTTGTAGGTGCACCATTTACTTTTGGTGTCAATCTTATAAACGAAAACGTAGGACTTATATCTCCTAATGCAGCAATAAATACACCAGACAGTGTGTATTGGATGGCAAGAGATGGTTTTTACACTTACTCGGGATCAGTAAAAAGATTAGTATGTAGTGTACTAAACTATGTATTAGATGATTTTAACTCATCGCAATCATTTAAAACTATATCGTTTACAAACAAAGAGTTTAACGAAGTTGGTTGGTTTTATTGCTCATCTTCATCTACTGAAATAGATAGGTATGTTACTTATAATTATTTAGAAGGTGTATGGAGCATAGGAAATTTATCAAGAACAGCTTGGTTAGACGAGGGTGTATTTGAAAAGCCAAAAGCTACAGGACAAGACAGTAGCACAGGATATTTATACGTGCATGAAGATTCTGACGATGCTGATGGGTTGCCTATGGACAATGTTTATATAGAGTCAGGCGACATAGATATAGAAGATGGAGATGGTTTTGGTTTTATAAGCAGGATTATTCCTGATGTAAAGTTTTTTGGCACATCTGCATCAACTGGACAAATAAACTTTGTTCTTAAAACTCGCGACTTTCCAGGCGATAGTCTAACTACTAATTCAACAAACGATGTTACTAGCTCTACTCAACAAAACTTTACACGTGCTAGAGGCAGGCAGCTAGTTCTTAGAGTTCAGTCTGATGATGACGCAGCTACAGGAGTAAGAACTGGGTTTAGATGGAGGTTAGGCTCTAACAGAATAGATGTTAAAAGCGATGGTAGAAGATAGTGGCCAAACTACTTGAAACAAGATTACCTCAAGCAAATGGTGAGGTTGAAGCAGGAACTTTTAACAGGTTAATTAGAATACTTGAAATAAACTTAGGTAAATTTGATCCAAACTCTACACCACAATTTAACGATTCTGAAATATCATCTTTAAATTTTAACGCTGGTGATGTAATATGGAATACATCTATTGATGTTTTACAGGTTTATACTGGCAATCAATGGATACAGTTACATACTCCAAGCAGTTCACAAGGCTTTGAGATGGCTGCATCAGTAGGATCACTTTCTGTTAAAACTAACGGAGATATATCCATCAATATAACTGCAAATTAAATATGAAAAAAATATCTGAAGGAAACAAAGGGATACAGGCACTAGCAAAAGAAAACCCTGCCTTAGTAGAAGACAAGTTTGGTTATGACGTGCCAGGTTATTTTACGGGTGGTATGCCTGGTTATGATGAAGCTCAAGACGAAGCACTAAAAGACTTAAAAGATTTTCAAAATAGAGCCGCAGGTATGAACAAAGCTGAAATAATAGGAGAAATGCTTTCAATGATAGGAGATTCAGCAGACTTTGCTCCTTTAGTAAAACCAGGTAAGGTTGCAGGAATAGAAGCAATCATACCTAAAATAAGAAGACCAGATCCTGAAACATTAATGCCACAAGGTTTTAGAAGAGGAGGTATGCCAGGTGGTTTGGGTAGTTTATACGAAAGAGATTTTATAGCTGATGATTTTAATATAAAAGATTATATTAATAATGTTTTAGGTGGAGGTACGGCTTCACAGCTAACAGAAGAAGAACAAGAGGCCATGAGATTAGCAAGAGGCTACGGTGCCTCTGGTGCTATGGGTGGTAATGCTTATAGAGGAACTACTCCAGGTGCGGATGTAACTATAGATGCACGATCAGAAAACCCTGCTGTTTACAAATTTTATCCTAGTGAGGTCTCAAAACTTTACTCTCAAATGAAAGGCGTGCCATTTTCCCCCTTGGTGGCACCGCCTAAAGAGGCAACTTTTATTGATGACCTACAACCAAGAAAAATAGCTAGTCAGTTATATGCTAAAGATGGAACTTTTGTAGATAGAGATCAACTAATTACAGGACCAGGCGGAGAGCGTGGCGACAAGATACCAGCTATGTTAAGTGATGGTGAGTTTGTTGTAAACGCTGCTGCTGTAAGAGGTATAGGAATACAAGCTGGTGCAGATCCAGATGATGAATACGAACAAAGACTTCTCGGTGCTAGAGAGATGTACGAAATGCAAAAACTTGGAGAGGAATTTGCTAAAAAATTAACATGAATCTAACGCTAGAAACTATAGTTCCTAACGCTGATAATGGTAAAAAAATTGCAAAGTTCTTATCTGAAAGTTTTTGGACAGAGCATTCTTTATCAGGAGATAAGTCTCCTGAAATAGATTGGTCAAGAGCTTCGGCTCACATAAATCATTTTATGTTTGAAGGTATTGTGTATAATGTAAATGATGGCGATAAGATTGTAGGAAGTATAGCTGTCGCACCTGATAAGCATTGGTGGTCAGCAGAAGAGTATGTAGGAGATGGATGGTTTTTTGTTTTACCTAAATACAGAAACCTAAAAGATCAAACATCGCCTTCACATCTTTTAATAGATGCAGTTATAGATTATGCTAGTAAACTAGAAAAGCCTTTAATAATGGGCGTGTTTAACTTACAAGGAGTTGAACGAGCTAAAAAGTTATTTGATAAAAAAGGCTTCCACCAAATAGGTGGTATGTATTATAGGAATTAAATAAATATGTGTCTTAGTAAAACAAAGTCAGCACCAGAAGCAGACATTATAACCACCCCCCAAACTGGTTATTCTTTTACTTCTCCTTACATTGAAGACTACTCAAGAAGAATACTTGGTTCTTACTTTGGCTCTCCTGGTGAGTATGAAGGTTTAATATCTCAACCTAGAGACATACCAATAGAACAAACAGCAGGTCTTACACCATTACAAATACAAGCACGACAAGCTTCACAAGGCTTAGGTCAATTTGCACCTTATATAGATCAAGCCAGAGGTATGGTAGAAGAAGGTGCTGGAACTGTATCAGGTGGTTTAGGTACATTACAAAGAGCAGAACAAAGCGGTATGGGTGCAACTCAAATGTACGATCCTAGCAGTGCGTCAAGATTTTATGATCCATACGAAGATCAAGTAGTACAACAAACATTACAAGATATAAACCGAGCAGCAGCACAACAAGACATAGGATTGCGTGATAGAGCTATAAGTCAAGGTGCGTTTGGTGGGTCAAGAGGTAGAATTTCACAAGAAGAATTAGCAAGACAAACAGGCAGAGGTGCAGCTGAGGCTGTAGGTGCTCTTAGAAGTCAAGGTTTTGGCAGAGCACAAGACGCTGCAAGACAATCATTTGAGGCACAACAAGGCAGACAAGCTGGACTTGCAAACTTACAATCAGGATTAGGTAGTCAACAAGCAGCTTTAGGTGGACAGCAAGCAGCCTTAGGCCAAGGCATTGCAGGTCTAGGGCAACAAGGTCAAGGTATGTTAGGAAGTCAGATCAATATGCTGAATCAGCTTGGAGCACAAGGGCAAGCTACACAACAGGCCGCACTATCAAGACAGTATGGTGCAGCACAACAGCTTGCTGCTGAACCAATGCAAAGATTACAACAAGGTCAAGCATTACTTGCTGGATCACCAATGGGAGGTATCTCTGGTGGCACTGGTACAAGTGCATATCAACGTGGTGTCTATCAACAACCAACACCATTAAGTCAAGCAATAGGTGCCTTTGGAACTATTGCAACTGGTATAGGAGCTTTGTCAGATGTTGATTTAAAAGAAAACATTACAAAGATAGGTGAGCTTGAGCCAGGTATCGGTTGGTACACATGGGATTGGAATGATAAAGGTAAGGCTATAGGAGCTGAAGCAGAGCCAACAGAAGGTGTGTTAGCTCAAGAAGTATTAGAAGTTAAACCAGATGCAGTTGTAGTTAAGGACGGCTACTACGCTGTTGATTATAGCAAGGTGATGTAATGCAAGGAATAATGTCTGGGCTAGAGCCCATAAGAATGCAAGATGGTGGACCATTAGATGTAACTAATTTATCTGAAAAAGAATCTCAAATGTTAGAAAACATTTTTACTAAGTTATATCTTAGTGACTATGATTCTTTTAGAACGAGAAGATCTCCAGACTATAGCAAAATAACAGATGAAGAATATGATTTTTTAATGCGTTACGATAGAGGTAAAGTTGCAAGAGATATGCCTTTGCTTTCAAGATACCAAGAAAGAGTAGGGTTTTATCCAGGCGGTAAAGCATTTGAAGAGTCTGATGGATTACCCATGAAAGAGTTTGGTGCATCAACAGGTATAGCTATGTTGGCAACATTACCTAGACAACTTAGAAAAGCTTTTAACAGTAAAGAATACATGTCTAATCCAATAGAAGATCGTATAAAAGCAGAAGCTAGAAATATAGCAGATCAAGAGTATAACGAACTAATGGGCAGAAAAGACGGAGGCATAGTTAAGCTTCAAGAAGGTGGTGATGCGGGCATGAAATATTTTGGCAAAGATGGATTGCTTTTTGATTACACTAATCCTTTAGACTACGCAATGTTTATACCTGGTATTGGTTGGGCAGGTGCAGGTATAAAAGCTTTATCAGTAGGTAACAAATTTCGTAAATTAAACAAAGTTGTAGATCCAATAGTTAAAAAGGGTGGTCTTATGCGTAATCCATTAACAAAGACAGCATCTGGTGGAGCATTTGGTTATATGCTTGGAGATGCAACTAAAGAAGCTTTTAGTGAAATGGATTCAGAGCTTAATGTTAACAGTAAAGAATACATGTCTAATCCAATGAATCCTAACATGGCTTATCTTGATGAAGATACTGGAAATTATTTTTATTATGATCCAGTAGATGAAGATTATTATTCATTTGAAAATAACCAAGTGCCTGAAGGCTATACCTTGGAGCAATAATTATGGCGGCAAAAAAAGAATTAGCTAAACAAGGTATATTAGGTTTTTTAAAAAAATTTAGACCTAAGCCTAAACCTAAACCAAGAGGAAGACCTCCAAAAAAAGTTCCAGAAGATTCTTTTATACCAGTAGGAGTACAACCAACCCTTTCTGCTGGAAAAGAAATTATAAAAAAAGTTGTAAGACCAGGTAAATATAGTCCAGCAACCAAACAATTTATTGGAAAAGCTGCATTGTATGCAGGAGTTCCGGGGTTTGGTTTTTACAAGGGACTTACAAGTGGAGATGATGAAGAAACAAAAGCTGTAAGCAATGTTATTTCTAAAAAACCAACAGAAGTAGAAACCTCAGACAGACTAGGAGACATACTCAGAGAAAAAACTATGACCATAGCTGCTGAAAATGGCAGAGCAACACCTGTATTCTTTGACTATGTAAAAGCTTTTCCATCTAGTTACATGGAAAAGGTAGGTAGAGATCCTGAGTTTGCAAAACAAATGATGGCAGGATTCTTAGCAATGATGAAACCTGTTGCTGGACCTGTGCCTGTAAATCCATTCGTAGCTTTTGGCGAGGCTGCGTTAGAAGAAGGTGTTAGGCAAGAAGAATCAATAACAGATCAAGAAAAATTATTATCAATGAGTGATGAAGATATTGCTAAATTACAAAGAATAAAAACTAAATCAACTGGAATTACTGTAGACGACCTTACTGTTGCAGGTGCTATTTTAAAATCTATAAGAGAAGAATATGGTCTTAAAAAAGATGCTCCTTTAGTAGATAAAGATAATCTATATAAAGGTGATTTAACTGCTTTCGGTCTATTAGGAATAATGAGAGAAACAAATAACGATCCAACAGAAATTGGAAGAAGAGTTGTACCTAAAGCAAATTAATTATGCCTCTAGTAAAACTAAACGATGGCACAGAAATCTTTGTAGATAGTAACGATGCTAACGATATAGAGGAAGCAAAACAAAGATTTATAAAAAAAAGAAACACTGGTTCCTCTGGTACTTTAGCAGGAGACATAGGCAGAGGAATAGGTGCTGGTATAGTATCTATACCACAAGGTCTTATCACCATACCCACCACAGGGATTGATCTATTATTTAACACAGAAGTTACTGATAATGTAAATGATTTTTTTCAAGGTATTAAACCTGAGGTTGAAGGAACTGCTGGTAAAACAGCACAAATGATTACTCAGTTTGGTATTCCTGGTTTAGGCACAGCAAGTGCTTTATCTAAATTAAGCAAGTTTAAACAACTAGCAGCAATAGGTGCTGTAGACGCTGCTGTTGCTACAGACGATGTTGATACTTTTGTAGATATAATTTTTGACAAAGAAAGTGATGAAGAGAGAATTAAAAACCTTGAGGGTAGAGAAGCAGCGGCAGCAAGATTAAAAGAAAGAATGCAAGTTTTTGCTGAAACAGCCTCAGTTGTTTATGCTGTTCCTAAAGTTGTAGGAGGTACAATTAAAACCGCAGGTGTTGGATTAGATTTAGCCGCACCATACATTAGCACCTTGGCTAAAAAAATTAATCCTAATGAAGCACTAGCATCTGCAACTAAAGCAGATAAAAACTTGTTTGATTATCTTAGAAAAAACTTTAGAGAAGGTGGTATTTTTGAACAAACTGCAAAAAACAATAAAGCAATATCAGACGTATATCAAACACAAAAAGCATACGCATCTAATCAATCATTAGAAATAGCTGATAACATGGATAAAATAACAAGAACACTAACGACTGCTGTAAAAGGTCGTGGGTTATTAAATCAAAAAGATTCTTTAGAATTGGTAAAAGCTATATCAACTTATAGAGCTCCTTTGTTAGCTGTAGAAAGACAGTATTCAAATGTTAAAGGAAAAAAGAAAACACAAATAATGAAAAGATTTCAAGACGATGCACTTAAAAAAATAAAAAGTTTTGAAGGACAGGGTAATAAAATAGATTATGACGCTTTAAATATATCTTCTGAAAATTACATATCTAATATACTTAAAAATAACAAAGGTTTATTTGCTCAAGAACAAAAACTTTTATCTGATATTATTGCTGACAAAACAACTATCGCAGGATTAACATTAGACAAGAATTTTAAAAAAGCTTTAATAGAAAATAGAGGAATGTATGGAACTACTCTTTATAGAAAATTAATAGACTCAAACTTTGAACCATCTAAAGAAGTTTATAACAGAGCTATTAATAAAATAAAAGAAATACTTGAAATATCTCCTACCGATAAACTTGGAACATCAAAAGCAAAACAAATTTTTGACAAGTTAAGTGATCCTGAGTTTTCTAAAAACAGTTATGAAACTCCAGAGTTTTTTTTAAACAACATAAAAGGTGGTTCTTTAAAAGGAAAAAAATTAAAAAACCTACCAGAAATTAGAGAAGCTTTAGGTGAGATAACTCCACTTACATATAAGAAAGGGTCTGATTGGAAAAAAGCTTTGCAAGATGAAAGTTTTGCAGCTACAGCAACCATGTCTAAAATAGCTAGTTTATCTGCGGATGTAAAAGTTTATGATGATTTATATTTATTAAATCAAAATGCTAAAGCAAGAGGCACAACACCATTTTTAAAAACAATAAAAGATTTAGACAATCAAAAAATTAATGTTCGTGATACTGACAATAAACTTGTAGAAACTTTAGAAATAGACGGAGTTAAATACAGAAAATTTGATAGTAACCAAGGTGCTTTAAAAGATACTTATGCACCAGAGGTTTTTTACGATGCTGTCACAGGTGCAACTTCTTCTTTTTTAAAAGATAGTGATAACCTTTTAATGCAAACTTATAAAGGTTTATTAGCTTTAAAAACAGTGGGTCAGTACAACAAGACTCTATTATCAATAGGTGCTCATATAAGAAACAATACAAGTGTTTTTGCTTTATCTTCAATGAATGGCAACCTTGGACCTTCTGGAAGATTTGTAGATGCTTTTAGAAAAATGTTTGCTGGGGTTTTTGATCCAAGACAAAAAACAAAATATCAAAAAGAAATTAAAGAAGGAAAAGATTATGGAGTTGTAGTTGGTAGAGGAACTCAGCTACAAGAAATAGCAGAATTAGGAGAGTATGCTACAAATGATCTTTCTCTTTTAAAACAAGTAAAATCAAAAGGTTATTTTCAAACTTTAAGAAATTTATTAAAACCTGTTGAAAGAGCCTACACAGGTTCAGACAACGCAGCTAGAATGATAAATTGGAATGGAGAACAGTTTAAATATGCTAATGCTATACTTGATTCATCTAGCAATTCAGTTATTCCAATATCTTCAACTAAAAGTTTTCTTGACCCTGACATTTCAAAGTTAATAAAAAATGGTGGAGCAGATGGGCCTGTTATTCAAACTAAAGAACTTAAAAAAACAATAGATGATCTTAATAAAAAAAGAGTAAAGTCAGGAGAAATGAAAAAGGGAGACGAACTTTTAGATAAAATTGTAAAAAGTGAAAGTGCTGACATAGCTTTGAATGTAACTCCTACTTATTCAAGAATACCTGAAATAGTAAAAAAATTAAAATTCTTACCTTTTTTAGGTAACTTTACAGCCTTCCCTGCTGAAATAGTAAGAAATACCTCAAACACTTTATCAAGATCCATAAAAGAATTAGCTAGTAGCAATGTTGAATTTCAAAAAATAGGAATGAGAAGACTAACTGGTGCACTAACAACAACTGTTGGATTACCAGTAGGTTTAACTAAAGCTGGTTTAGCATTAACAGGTTCAGATGAGGAACAATTAAATGCTTATAAAAGATCATTTGCTGCACCATGGGAAAAAAATGCAACACTAATTCCAACCAGCACTGATGCACAAGGTAACATAACAGGATTTATTAATTACAGTTATACAAATCCTTATGATTACTTACAAAGACCAGTGCAAGCTTTATTTAACGCTTACGCTGATGGAGAAAGAAATGAGGCTAACTTAGTAAAAACAACACTTAACTCTAGTATTGACATGATAGGCGAAATGGCAGAACCATTTTTATCTTTTAGCATAGGCTCTAATGCGGTGCTTGAAGCTAAGGCTGGCAAAACATCAACAGGAAAAATTATTTATAACGAATCAGATTTATTGGGAGATAAAATTGAAAAATCAATGATACATGTTTTTAATTCTATAGCTCCTACCTCTCTTCCTTTTACAGTTCAAACTGATGCAGAAGGAACACAAATAGTACCTAAGGATTTTGTAACTGCTGCGGCCGCAGTATTCACAGGAGAAAGAGATTTAATTAGCCCTAAAGGAAAAGAAATAGATGTAGCAGAAACTATGGTACAGGCTTTTTCAGGAATAAAAGTTATCAAGCCACAACTTGAAAGATCTTTATATTATAAAGCAGCAGAATCTAAACGAGCTATTAGAGAAACAACTAATGAATTTAATAGATTACTTAGATCAAACAACAGAAGAGATGCAGAGAGCTTTCTTAAAGGTTACATTAATACTAACGAAGATAGATATAACTCATTAAGAACTCTTTATACAGCTATAGAAGACGCAAGAACTTTAGGTTTAAATGACTATGAAATAAGCGAACAATTAAAAATTGCAAAAGTTGCAAACAGAGACTTGGTTATGTTGGGTATATTTAAACCTAGTGAAATTAATCAAGATGTTCTTAACTTTGCTTTACAAGAATCAGATATTAAAGAAGCACAACCTGTTCCATTGGGAGATTTAGGAAAAGCTCAATTTGATTTATTAGGACAACCATTGCAAGGACAATTTCAATCTCCAAAACTTACACCTCCAGGTCAATACAACAATAGAGCATCGCAAGTATTAAGAGAAGAAGAAATAGATAAGCTCTTAGGAGGCACCTAACTTGTATAACAAGTATGGAGCAAAAAAAGTAAGACAAGACGGTTACACTTTCGATAGCAAACTAGAGGCAGCTAGATACAATCATCTTAAAGAACTAGAAGAACAAGGCCTAATCTCTGACATAGAAGTGCACCCACCTTTCCCATGTGTAGTTAATGACAAGAAAGTATGTCTTTACAAGGCTGACTTTAAATACAAGAACATCAATGGCGATGAGATCATAGAAGATACCAAAGGTATGCAGACTCCCATGTTTAGATTAAAAAAGAAACTTGTTGAGGCTTTATATCCTGATGTTGAAATTATGGTTATAAGTAAAGCCAAAGCCTAGAAAGGCACACCTGTTTCAACCCAAGGTCTTATACTAGATATTTTTCCATTCAAAAGCTTTCTAACATTCTCACACTGAACAATCATTTCTTTTGGAAAGTTACTGTTGACTATCTCTATCAGCTCCTCACTAGAATAAAAATTATCTCCTGTAGATTGTTTGTTTTTAGCTACATTGACAAACCTAAAGTCATCTTTTTCGTAGACTACAAAGGTATCATCAACTTGTAATACTTTAGCTGGTATTAGTTCAGGTATGTAGTTGTGGTTTGCACAACCTGTGGTTTGTCTTTCTTTGCTTATCACTCTATTGTCTTGAGAACAAACCCACTCGCCTGTTTCAATATCTGGATTAGAAAAACGACAAGACCTACAATGTAGTTTCTCAGGCAAAGACCTACCAAGATATGCGGCCTGTTGTTTCTTTGACATGTAGCTACGTATCCTGTAGTCAGTCAATGGTATGTGATTCTCTGGTGGTGTTTTGGTCTTTAATATATTTTCAGCTTTGTCCATAAACATTTCAAACTTTAAGTAATCAAAGTCGATAACTTCTGTATATAAAGCAGAGTTGTTCTTGTTATAAACAATAGCTATGCAATGATCTAGTTTAAACAATCCCATATACAAATGGATCTGTGCATCATACTCCTCTGACCAATTACAATAGCTACCTAGTTTTTCTAGCTTGTTAAAACGATTGTCGTTAGCTGTTTTAAACTCTAGTAGGTATGGTTTGTTTGGTTTCAGTCCAGGTAAATTCTTAGCCACACCGTCTATGTGTCCTTTCAAATGGCCACCGAACGCTTTGGTTTCAAACTGTCTGCCGTCTTTTCTTACATCGTAGATAGTTGCACCTGGTATCTTGCGTAGCTTTTCGATTAAGTGATCCTCTACTACATTACCTAAGTCTAGCAACCTAAGAACTCTTGGCTCCCATTCATCAGGCATGAGCCAGCGGTATCTCATCCAGAGGAGCCTTTGATTAGGATTACCGATACCACTGATGCCCAAATAAAATCTTTGGTGTCTTTCAGTATTTGTTTCTACTTCATCAAGTAGATGATTGATTGTCATTTTGTTTCTCCAGATATTTTTACTTTTTTAATTATTTCATCTATCATCGTATATGCTTCATCTAATTCTACGGCTACATTTTCATCACAATATCTTAGGACTACATCACCTAATTTATCTCTAGCTTTTTTTATTTTCTTTAGTTCAGATTTGTTCATTTTGTTTCTCCAGGTTGGTACTCCTCTGCTATTTCTATTTCTCGTTTAATACCTCGTAATTTGACTAATAAGGACATAAACTTATCATCTTGAGGCATAACCTCTTTCTCTACTAAATCAGTCAAAACTTTAGGGCATACTTCTAATGCCTCTGCCAATAAACTTTTACTAAAGAAATATTTTTCTATTAAATGCTTTATGTCCTTACGCATTTTGATAACCTCTATTGCTTTAATCATTTTGTTTCTCCAAGTTGGTTATTTTATTAACTAAATCTAATATTTTTTTTCGCTGTCTTTCAATAATAGAATTATCTAATGGTTGATTACTACTTTCAGCAGCACTAATCAAATGCTGTAAGGTGTCTTTTTCATTTTGCAAACATATTTGCAAATATTGTGTTTTACTAAATGGATGTTTTTTCACAATATTATCTCCTTGTTTTGTTTTGTTTTGATCCCTATAACATTCTCATACTTGCCCTGCTTTTGTAAGACAATTTCTGATATGTTTTCAAAGGCACCGCTATTAATTAATTCAGCAGCCATCCATGGTTGCTCAGGAGCACCCCACTTATCTGCTATCTTCTTCCATCTACGAACAGCCATGTGGTGTGCTTTAGGATGTCCGAACATTAACGGCATCTTCTTTGGAAAGAACTCATCCTTAACTGTAAAGATCACTTGACAATACTCACTGCCATTCATGGACTTAGTTACAGTTGCATAGATGTCAGTAACAGGTTTGTATCTTGGCTTGGCTTTCTTTCTCTCATCAGATAAAACAGCTTGCCTTTCTGCTTTAGTTCTTCTAGCAACTTCTTTTTCTTTTTTGGTTTGTAGTTCTTGAAACTTTTTAGATCCCTCAAACTCTTGTCCACACTCTACACATTTTCTAGCAGAGGGTAAATTGATCGCATTACAACTAGCACATATCTTAGGATGGTATCTTCCCGGTGCCGTACGATCTGGTTGCACCTCATCAAGACAGCCATGTCTAGCTACATTCTCTCCATAGTCTAGTAACAAACAGTTTTCTTTATCATCATGCAGTCTCATACCTCTGCCACACATTTGCACAAACAAGCCAACGCTTTGTGTTGGTCTAAGCAAAGCCACGCAGTCTGCTCTTGGAGCATCCCAACCCTCGGTCAAGACACCAACATTACATATTGCATGCACTAAGCCGTTGTTAAATTTTTCTAGTATGTCTTCTCGTTTTTCTTTTGGTGTCTCACCTGTTACACACTCAGCTACAATTCCATAGTTCTGTAAACACTGAGTCATCTTCTCTGCGTGTAGCACTGATACACAAAAGAATACTGTAGCTGTTCTGCCTTTGGTGTAGGCGTTGTCAATCCAGTCGTTGATAACTTGTAAGATCGTATCATCTACCATAGCTACTTTTTCTAGTTCACTCTCCTTGAAATCTCCGTTCTTAAACTTTAGTGCTACAGCTCCTGCATCAATAACAGCGTTGTCATTTACAGCATAAGCAGATAGCCTGGATAAGAAACCATTACGGATCAGTTCAGGTATTGATACCGAATAAGCCAAGCCTTTAAAAAAATGATCTTTACGATTGCCATAGATATAACCTTGACCCATACGATAAGGCGTTGCAGTGCAACCCATAACACGCATAGGCTTTCTGTCAGACAAGGTGGTTATAATTTTTTTGTATCTAGTGTGTGAACTTGGTGGCACGTTATGTGCCTCATCTATAATCATGTAATCAAAACTACCTACAGCCTCTAATCTTTTGGGCGATGCCAAAGTATCACGACTGGCTATAAGTATTTGTGAGTCTATCTCAAAGCGTTTCATACCTGCCGCTAACACACCAACAGGTGCTTTAGGCCATACTGTTTTTAATTTTGTTTCTGCTTGCTCTACCAATTCTTTTCTATGTGCCAGGACAAGAAACCTAGCAGTAGGATCTTTAGCAAATATTTCTTTAATAAAGTGTGAAAAGATAATAGTCTTACCTGCTGCCGTAGGTAATGCAATCAAGGCATGATCCTCTGCTGGTCTAGTGTTAAACCACTTGTGCAGAGAATCTATTGCATCTCTTTGGTAGTAGCGTAGTTTCAATTTAATCCAAGTATTCTATAAATTTTGCTATGTTGATCCGTTCTCGTATCTACATTTAACAATAACATTTTAGCTTCCTTTACTTTGTCGTTTAAATCAGTAGGCAAACTGTCAAAGTTTTGATCTAAAGAGTTTATTAAAGATGTCATTGATTTTATCAAGGCGTTAGCCTCTCTCTTATTTATATTCATAATTTCTCCAAAAATTAGTTTAGGGTTATACTACCCTTAGGTGCGAGGAGTAGTCTTCGTGTATAAGACTACTCACTCGAATTATTTATTTACTCTCTCCTGTAAATA